ACACATACTAGCTCTCGTTACAAACCACGCTATTGTGGAAGGGAGCTGGTGCATATGTCGGAGTTACAAGAAGTATTGAAAATGATTGAGGAATTAAGAGCAAAGATGAACAAATTATCTGAGGGTAAATCCTTAACAGATCCAGAAGTAATAGCTGCTAGTCAGATGTTGGATGCCGCGCTTAACGAATATCAAAGGCTTATGAAAAACCGCTCATAAAGTTGGGCGGTTTTCTTTATGCCAGAAACGAGGTGGTAGCATGGTTAACCTGCACTGCAATAACACAGCCTGCCATTATAACACTGAACTTGACTGCACTGCTGACCATGTCTATTACGTCAATCGGTTATGTGTGACGTTTCGAAAGCGAAGACGTAAAGAGAACTATCGGGAACTGATGAAGGCAGACGTTGGGATCTGTCACAGGGAACACGGATCTATGAAACACGAAGGCAGAGGAGGACTGGTGAAGTGACGACATTGAATGCGAGGTGTTTAGAAATCGCGGGTCCTTTTTGAGGGGGTGGGAGGTTGCGGGTACGCTGAGCCCCGAAAACTTTCTCCGTGAAATCTATTTTTAGGGGTTGAAACTTTGAAACTTAAAAATCAAAAAAAAAGTCCGTGTACAGAAGACAATGAAGTCGCAACCTCTAATCAATGGTGGATTCGTGGCACTTCAGAAACGCAGGAGTTTTTTGATGTTAGTGCACAGACACTTTCAGATTGGGAAAAGCGCGGCGCTCCAAAAGAAGGTTATGGCAAATGGGACGTTAAGAAGCTCGTTGAATGGAAATATAAAGGTGGTGCTGGGGATAAAAGCCCGGAACTACGTAAGGCTACTGCAGATGCAGATTGGAAAGAAGCTAAAGCAGCTCAAGAAGCAATTAAATTGGCTGTCACAGAAGGGAAATATATAGCAACTGAGCAAGTAACCGCTGATTTAAAACGATTATTTACTGTTTTGAGACGTTCCTTTCTTGCTATGGGCCATAATGTAGCAACTGAACTAAATAGTTTAGATCCAGAAGCTGCTCTGGTAGCCAAGAAGGTGGTCGATGATGTCGTGTATAACGCGCTCGAACAAATCAGTAAAAATGGTCAATACACGAAAAAGTAAAATTGAATGGGCTAGTTGTATAACAGATGCGCTTGCGACATTTAAGCCACCGGAAAAATTAACTGTTTCTGAATGGGCTGATAAATTTCGTGTTCTCGGGGAAAAAGACAGTGCCCAACCAGGGCCGTGGAAAACTGAACGAACTCCATATCTCAAAGGTATCATGGATGCTTTTAATGATGACGAAATTGAGGACATTACATTCGTTGGTGGTTCACAACTTGGGAAAACCGTAGCCGAACAAAATATGATCGGTTTTGCCATAGACCAAGATCCAGGGCCAATGATTATTATTTATCCAACAGATAAACTCGCAGAATTCACTAGTGAAAACCGACTCGAGCCAATGATTCAACTTTCTCCAGCACTCGTTAATCGATATAATAAGCGAGCAAGCGAAAAGCTTGAATTACAATTTGACAGCATGTATATTGCATTAATCGGTGCAAACTCTCCTTCTAATTTGGCGTCTCGGCCTGTCCGATACGTCTTTTTTGATGAGGTTGATAAATTCCCAAAGTGGTCCGGCGCTGAGGCAAGTCCTATATCGCTTGTTGGTGAACGAACTAAAACTTTTTTTAATCGTAAAACTGTAAAAGTTTCTACACCGACAATCAAAACAGGAAATATTTGGCGTTCTTATGAAAATGCAGATTTGAGATTGAAATACAAAGTCCCATGTCCTCATTGTGGTCATTCTCAAGCACTAAAGTTTAGGCCAAAGAAGGGCGAGGGTGGCGGCATAAAATGGCCGGAAGGCATGAAGGATCCGCAACTTGTCCGATATGCTGCATGGTATGAATGTGAGCGCTGTCACGGGCGCATTGATGACCGACATAAAATGGATATGTTGCGTAGAGGTGAATGGAAACCGGAAAATACTCCAGCCGTTCGTGTTCGATCAGTGGCTTTCCATATCAATTCCATTTATTCGCCCTGGGTAACATTTGGCGATGTGGCTGCGAAGTTCTTGGCAGCTAAAGATATGCCAGAAGAACTCATGAATTTCATAAACTCCTGGCTGGCCGAGCCGTGGGAAGATAAAGCGAGTAAAATGTCGCCTAATATTGTTCTGGAAAAACAACTCGACTATGAACAAGGCAGCGTTCCCGAACAAGCACAATTGTTGACGCTAGGCGTTGACGTGCAGCTTAATCATTTCTGGTGGGGCGTTCGCGCTTGGGGACCAAAATTAACATCATGGCTTGTTGATTATGGACGCGCTGAGACTTGGGCTGAAATAGAAAATATCATTGACAGGCCTTACCCGTCTATATGGGGAGAAGTTAAAAATATTAACCTTGCCTGTATTGACTCTGGGTATAACGCTGATGAAGTATATCAGTTTTGTGCGATGCACATGGACGTATGCTTGCCGACGAAAGGGTCATCCAAAGCGATGAGGTCCCGATATAGCGTTTCTATGCTAGATAAATACGTAGGATTGCGGTTGTACGTATTTGATTCGAATCAATTCAAAAATTTTGTGGCTGGCCGTTTAACGGTTGCTGCTGGCGTGCCCGGATCGTGGAATGTTTATCAAGGATGCGATCAAAGGTATGCTGATATGATTTGTGCCGAAGAAAAAAAAGAAATAAAGGATAAAAAGGGGCGCGTTACATATGAATGGCAGCCGATCAGTAGTCATGCACAAAACCATATGCTTGATGTGGAAGTTAACTGCACAATAGCAGCTGAGATTGCAGGTGTAAGGTATTTGCAGGAAGTGCCAATAGTGATGAAACGGCCAGAATCTCCACAATCAGGCGGCAATAAATGGGTTGGCAATACAAATAATTGGATAAAGAGATGAAGGCGTTGAGTCCAGATGAGATAATTAGTGAATTAAAATTATTAGGTGTTAATATGACGCGAAGAACTTTATTAAATTATGAAAAGCAACATTTGATAGAAGAACCGGAACGAGGCGGTGGTGGTACTGGTGGACGATGGACAAATTATCCGGATGGAACCGTTGATATGGCTTTCCAAGCATATAAGATCATGAAACTTTGCAAAAATAAAGATCAAGTTAGATATTACTTAAATCAATCTGATGAAATAAAACAAATAATTTTAAAGTTTCTGATGGTATTGAATTGATGAAAAGGTGAGTAACTTGAAACATACCAAAACTTTAGGATCTATAACTTATGGTTACGAAGCAGATACACCTGAAGATGTAGTGGCTTTAATAAAAGCTATTACTTTATCGAATACAACTGATGGGAAAGCAGACGATATGCTAAAAACTGCAAATGACTAATAGTTCAGTCCTCAAGGAGGTGATCACATTGCTTAAATACTCAGAAATGAAAGGAGGCGGTCACGCAAAATGAGTGCTCAGGATTTATTGACACAGGTTGAGTTAGCTATCACTGGACTATTATCTGGAGCCGAAGAATTGAGTATCAGCTCACGCAAATATCGAAAAACAGACCTCGGTAAATTACAAGCCATGAGAAAGACTCTTCAAGAAGAAATTTTTTATGAAAACTTGTCACTAGGTGGAGTCACACGCGCTTATGCCGCTTGGCCTACTCGTCGAGGGGGGATATCACCATGGACATCGGTAAATCCATCGAACGATTTGTAAGCCTCCTATCGCCGAAAGCTGCATTTGAACGGCAAGCCTATCGTGAAGCCCTTGAAATCAAGTACCAGCAGCAAGAAATGCGGCGTAACTACGACGCCGGTATGGTCAATCGGTTTAACAACCGTTGGAATGCAGCATGGGGTAGTGGCGAGCTAGTTGACAAACCTTACCGTCAGCGACTATTGTTAATTGCTCGTGACCTCGAACGCAACAATGATATTGCGAAATCAATTATTGGTGCGTTTGAACGTAATGTAGTTGGGCTTGGTATTAATGTTCAAGCAAAAACCGATGATAACGAATTGAATAAAGAGTTGGAGGAAATTTGGTCCGAATGGTGTGAACAAACCAACTGCGATGTGACTGGCCAATTGACGTTTACCGAGATCGAGCGTATGAATCTCAGGCGCACTATTGCAGATGGTGACATTGTTGCGGTAAAAATTTACGATTCGAAAGCGAAATTTATCCCGTTTCGATTACAACTGATCGAATCAGATATGTTTGATACCACACTGTTTGAAAATAACCAGAATGGAAACCGGATTTATTCGGGTATTGAGGTTGACGATATGCTCAGGCCGGTTGCTTACTGGTTTAGACAATCAACGCTGGACTATTACCTCTACAACGTGAAATCAATGCGGATTCCAGCCGACCAGGTTATACATTTGTTTACCAAACAGCGTGTTACACAAGTTCGCGGCGTATCTCTTTTGGCGTCCAGTATTGAATCCATTCAAGATATTGGCGACTATCTCGAAGCTGAACGAGTAAAGTCACGCATATCAGCCTGTTTTGCTATGACTGTTGAAACAACGTCACAAGGAATTAACGGTCGAATTGGGCAAATGCCAAAGGATCATGAGGGTCATCGTCGGGATTATATGGAACCAGGCATCATAGAATATTTGTTGCCTGGAGAAAAAATGAGCGTGGCGAGCCCATCCGGTATTAACACCAACACGCGTGACTTTGTGCAGACAAATTACCGAATAGCCTCTGCCGGTCAGGGGTTGAGTTATGAGTCAA